GGACAATTAGATGGCGAAACAGAAATGCAGAGAATTGTAAAAAAATGCGGTTCAACAGAAGTAAAATCGAAATCTAAACCAATCAATATGACGGTAACAATTACTGCACATGTACCGATGGAAGTTTATCGACGCTTCAATGGGTTGAAACAAGATGAACGTATTAAATCGGGAATTTACTCTTATGGTCCTGATTCCGTAGGGGAAGATTTCTCTCTTGCTGCAGAGATCGTGGATGATTTCGAAGAAAAAAATAAGCTGATTGGTATGTTAGCATGCACTTCGAATACAGGATTAACATTCTCTATTGAAAATGGTGCGGATGAAGTAGCTGCGTTAGAACTAGAAACAAAAGTTATGCAAGATGAATTTGGTAAATTTTATCATGAAGCAATTGTTGCAGAACTTGAAGAAGACTTAACAGATCAATGGATGACGAATCTATCTGCTGATGTGATTAAAAAAACTTCAGTTGTGACAACTACGGCCACTCAATCACAGTAAAAAAAACGGAGGTAGCGAAATGAACGAAGATTACTCAAAAATTGAACTAAACGATGGAACAATTTTGAATTTAGAACCTAAACTGAATATCAAGAAATTATTGATGATCAATAGAGATTTTAACACAGACGAGTTTGCAAAAATGACTGTGGGAAAAGGATCCATGGATATTTCTGTTATTCAAGGTGCAAAGGCTGTGTATATTGCTTACCGCCAAGCGAACATGACTGATTATATTTCATTCGATGAATTTATCGATAAATGGGATTTTGATATGGCTACTGCCAGCTATATTTATCAATTGATGATGTTCAAACAAGCACGCGATGCTTATCAAAAAGAATTTGAAAAAGCAAATAAGGAAAAAAAGCTTCAAAAGTAAAAATGCCAAAGCTCTTAGTTGAAACGTGGGTCGATGTCTATTCGATGTTGACCGACGTTTTTTCTATGCCTTCAGATTTGGTTTTAAGCGATATCTGTTTAGATGACATTTTGCAAATGGCTTACAACAAGAGTGCTTATGAAGGATGGAAAAACTATGCAATAAACCAATCCCAGAAAAACTAAAGAAAGGAGGTAAAAAATGGCTAAAAAGAGAACAGAAGCAGAAGTAACATTCATAGCTAACGATGACGGATTGAAATCTACGTTAAAAGAAATCAGTGCTGAATTAACTAAAAATAGAGCAGAATTAAAACTAGAACAAGCTCAATTACAACAGACTGGTTCTGAATCAGACAAGTTAGGAAGTAAATTATCTTCTTTAGAAAAGCAGTATGAATTACAAAGTCAAAAAGTTGAAGTAACTAGCCAACGTTTAGCCAATGCCAAAAAATATTATGGAGAAAATTCCACCGAAGTTCAGAAACTTGAGAGAGAACTGATTAACCAACAAACAGCGCAACAACGTTTGTCAAACGAAATTGATAAAACGAGTAATGCACTAGCTCAAGCAAAAGGCGAAATACAGACGTACGAGTCTACAATGCAACAGTTGGATAGTGAACAAAAAAATGTTCAAGCTAGTGCTTCTCTGATTGAATCCGAATACAAAAAATGGCAAGCAACTGCTGGTCAATCAGCTTCTGAATCCGAGAAATTAGCGAAAGCCCAAGAATATGTTTCTCAACAATCTGAAAATGCAGAGAAAACGATAGATATCCTGAGACGACAGTTAGAAGCTACACAGTCTGAGTTTGGCGCTACATCCACAGAAGCAATGCAGATGGAGGCGAAGCTTAATGATGCTGAACGTGAATTTGAAGAGTTAGGACAAGCTGCTAAAAATGTAGATACAACTAACTTGGACGATATCGGAAGCAAAATAGATATGAATAATCTAATGGAAGCTTCTGACGTTTTAAGCGACATTGGCGATAAGCTTACAGAATTAGGGAAACAAGCAGTGGACTCTGCTAATAGTGTAGGTAGTTCCCAGAGTAAAATACAAGCTAATTTTGGTTTGACTAAACAAGAGGCTGAAGAATTAACGAATGTAGCCAGAGACATTTATTATAAAGGTTTTGGAGAATCGTTAGATCAGTCCACAGATGCATTGATTTTGGTAAAGCGTAATTTAGGCGATTTAAATAATCAAGATTTACAAAATATCACGGAACAAGCTATGGTCCTAGAAAACACCATGGGCGCTGATATGGATGAAACGTTACGTGGTGTAAATGGCTTAATGGTCAATTTCGGCTTGAGCGCTCAAGATGCAATGGATTTAATGGTTTCGGGTACTCAAAACGGTTTAGATAAAACGCACGAATTAGGCGACAATATGGCAGAATATAGCCAATTATGGAGTCAAATGGGATATTCAGCTGATGAAACGTTCGGAATGCTTCAAAATGGTTTAGATGCGGGTGCTTATAACCTTGATAAAGTCAATGACTTAGTTAAGGAAATGGGAATATCGTTAACAGATGGTCGATTTGAGCAAAACATGGATATGTTTAGTGAAAGTACTAGAAAAGCTTTTGAAGAGTGGAAAAATGGCGGAGGAACACAAAAAGACGTTATTAATTCCATGATTCAAGATTTTAGCAATATGGATGGTCAATACGACCAATTAAATAAAGCTTCTACAATTTGGTCTGCACTTGGCGAAGATAACGCGATGAAAGTTGTCCAATCTTTGACTGATGTTAACCATACATTTGATGATGTTAGTGGATCTGCACAAAAAATGAATGAAGATTCTACTACTCCGTTACAAGAATTAAACGGAAAAATAGCTGAATTAAAGGATTCATTAGCTCCTATAGGCAACACAATCATAGATGCACTCGAACCAGTAATTGATTTTCTAGGAAAGATGGCTGATGCGTTTAATAATCTTCCACAACCAGTACAGGATTATGCCGTAGCGATTGGCGGATTGACTGCTGCATTTACTTTATTAATGCCAATAATAGTTGGCTTCATGGCTCTAGGTGGTCCTACTACATTAATAATAGGAGCAGTTATTACTGTTATTGCTGGAGTTATAGCAATTATAAAAAACTGGGGCGCAATTACTGACTGGTTTAAGGGAATATGGAGTAAATTCACTGATTGGTTGGGTGGTACTTGGGAAAGTATAAAAGAAGGTGCCTCATCAGTTTGGGATGGAGTTAAAGAAACCTGGTCTGGATTTGTAGATTGGGTTCAAGATATTTGGCAAGGAGTTTCTGATTGGTTTGGAGAGCTATGGAGCGGATTAGTTGAAGGAGCTTCCAACATCTGGCAAGGAGTCCAAGAGACTTGGCAAGCATTCGTTGATTGGGTTTCAAATATTTGGAACGGAGTCAAAGAAGTATGGTCGATTATTTGGGCAGACATTGTAGGAATTGTTCAAATACCATGGACCTTAATAACGTCATTGATTCAAGCCGGTATTAATATTATCGTGGGTATTTTTGATGTAGCTGGACAGTTATTAGGCGCAGCTTGGCAAGCTGTTTGGACACCTATTTCTGATTTCCTTAAAAACACTTGGGATACTATGACACAATGGGTAAGCATCGCTTGGAATGGAATTGTAACTACATTCCATACTATATTTGATCCAGTAGTGGCATGGTGGAATGGTATATGGACAGCTATTAGTACTACGGCTTCAAATATTTGGAATTCAATTAGTGCAACAGCTTCTAGTATTTGGAACAGTATCAAGAATACAATCACTAGCTTGGTACAAGCAGCTGCTACAGTAATTCAAAATATTTGGTCAACTGTATCTAGTTGGTTAGGTGGAATTTGGAATTCAATCAGCTCTACAGCATCAAATATCTGGAATAGCGTGACTAGTAGTATAAGCAATGCTATAAACGCAGCTAAAAGTGCCATTCAAAGTGTTTGGAATAGTATATCTTCGTGGATCAGCGGAATTTGGAACGGTATCAAAAACACTGCTTTGAATCTTTGGAATGGAATTACAAGCACTATTAGCTCTAAAGTAAACGATGGAAAAAATGCAATTTCAAGCGGTTGGTCCAATCTAACAGGTATTGTTTCCGACATATTCAATAATGTTAAAAGTACAATTGCTAACATTTGGGAAGGTATCAAAAAGACTGTTAGCGCTCCAATTGATTGGATCAGAGATAAAATCAGTAGTATCTTTGATAATTTGAATATTTCTATACCACATATTCCGTTACCACATTTTAAATTGAGCGGAGAATTCAATCCATTGAAGGGGAAAATCCCAACGTTGGGTGTTGATTGGTATGCGAAAGGTAGTGTGTTTAATTCTCCGAATATTATCGGTGTCGGCGAAGCAGGACCTGAAGCAGTTTTACCTTTGAAAAGATCTGTGCTGCAAGAAATTGGTGATCGTATCTTGAGTAGCACATCAGTTTCATCTAGGGCACAAACGATTCAACCTGTGAATAACTACGAATTCAATTTCACAATTGATGGTAACGCAGATGAGGTTACTATGAAGCAAACAACTCAACAAATCATTGATAGCATTACAAAAGTTCAAAATGATAATGCTTCGGCATGGCGTTAAACAGGAGAGTATTTCTCCTGTTTTTTTAGTATTAAAAAGGATGTGAAAAAATGACTGATTGTATACATTCTATAATCGATGGATTTCCTGATTATTTGCATAAATTGGCTTTAGCTGAAAGACCAACCATACCTTCTCCAAAAAGACAGAGAGTTGAAACTTCTGTTTTAGGAAGGTTAGGTGGCTTAGTACAAGATTACTCGTTTGAAGACATGTCGTTTACATTGCACTATAACTATTTAGAGGATGTGGAAGACCATCAAGCGTTCAAGCAATCGTTTTATATCATGCGTCATTGGTTAAATTATGCAAAGAAATTAGAATTCTCTGATGATCCCAACGTCTATTATGTTATCCAGACTATCGATATTGGGGATGCAGAAAACGATATTGTTGAATGGGGAGAGTTCGATGTAAATATTACTGCGAAACCATTCGCAAGAGTTCAAGAAGATGTACCTATAACCGTAGATAAACCACAGTCATTTAACTTGCTGAATAATAGTTTAGAAGAAAGTTTTCCAAAGATTATCATCACTCCTTCAGCTACTTCATGCCAGTTCATCTTAAATGATTATGTGTTTAGTTTTGAAGGCTTAGTAGTAGGAACTGACGTAGTCATTGATAGTGATTTGATGCTTTGCTACGAAGAGCAATCGGACGGAGATATTTTAGATCGGTCCAACAAAATGAAGACCATGCAATATCCGACATTGCAAGTGGATATTAATTATTTTAATTGTACTGGTTTGAGCAAAATACAAATTTATCGTAATGGGTTAAGGTAGGTGAAATAGATGATCGATAATTTAATAACTATTTACGATAAAAACGACGCGAATAATTTAGCTGAACATTTATATGATACGCAAGGTTTAGGCGCTTTGTCAGACTGGTTAACAGCTACTGTTAGCAATAAATTAAACGGAGCCGAGATATTTCAGGGTACTTATCCAATAAGCGGAACTAATGCAGATTTGATTGTAGAAGGACGTATTATTCAGTGTTATGTAGATGAAAATCGAGCAAAACAGCGTCTACGGATTTATTATGCAAAGACTTCTGTAATAGGCAATACGATAGAAGTAAAAGCTGAACCTATTTTCAATGATATAAGAAAATCGGTGTTGAATAAATATGACAGTGGAACAGAAAAGATCACTGCTAGTCAGGCATGGCAAAACGCAAAAACTTTAGCGAAACCAGTTATTCCTTCACAGTTTTCTTTCTCGTCATTAGTAGATACGCTTGCTAATGTGAAGATAGAAAAGGCGAATTTTTTAGAATTCTTTGGTGGAAAAGAGGGATCTATTCTAGATCGATTTCATGGGGAATTTCTAAAAGATAATAACACATTACGTCATGAAAAAAGGCTAGGCACGGATCATAAAATCAAAGCGATTTATACTAAAAACTTAACTGGTCTTGACTTAGAGATTGATGCTCAAAGTGTTTTAGTTGGAGTTTATCCATTCATTAGCAGCTCTTCAGAAGGAGAAGACGAGATCACTCTACCAGAAGAAGTTATTTTCACGGATTACGTGGATGATTATCCTGCTGGATATGTTTCTTTTGTTGATTTTAAAGACAAAGCGACTGATGTAGCCACATTAAGGGAAGCTGCTAAAGACTGGTTGAAAACAAACATAGATAAACAAAAACCACAAGTGAGTGGTTCGATTGAATTAGTACCATTGAGGCATCAAAGAGGCTATGAAAAATTTGTTGATCTAGAAAAAGTTTCGATGGGTGACGGAGTAGATGTGTATCATCCACAGTTAAAAGTGAATATGTCAGCGAGAATTGTGGAATATACGTTTAATGTTCTAACCAATTCATACGATAAATTAGTTGTAGGAAACGTCAAAACAAACTTCTTAGAAAACACAGAGAATAATGTCAGCAATTTGATTAATGATGCCATTGATCAATTGAAAAACGGTGGCGAAATCAGTGATTTACTCAATGATATTGTAGATCATCAAACTGATATGATTACTGGTCAAAATGGTGGTTATGTTTTATTAGATCCTAAAGAAGCGCCTAGTCGTATTTTGATTATGGACACACCAGATAAGAATACCGCAAGGAATGTTTTACAAATCAACAATGCTGGTATTGGTTTTTCTAAAACTGGCATTAATGGAACATATGAAACGGCATGGACGTTAGATGGCGGATTCAATGCCTCGTTTATTACGGCTGGTGAAATAGTAGGAATTACTATTAGAGGTACTACATTAATTAGTGATGGTGCTGATTATAGAACAAGTATTGCTAATGGCAAAATGACTTGGTACTCAAAAAAAGTTAACAAAGATATTATGGAGCTAGAAGCACGTGATTATGTAAGTGCTGATGCCGGTATTGTATCATACACCATGAAAACTGGTGGTGGTTTCATGATTAGAAATCCACAGGGTAACTTGGTTTTTAGTACGTGGGATAATGGTAATAACAGACCGTTTCTATCTTTTGGTGCGCCCAATTTCAGGTATAGCAATGCTAGTTATGTAACTTCTGGCGACGGTAGTTCTTTAAGCATTAATGGTAGTGCGGGTAACTCATGGGAATTTAAGGTAGCTGGTAGGACTATGAAATTTACTAGTGATGGTATGCTAACGTTACCAGGTTGTTTTTTTGGTTCATGGGAAGATGGGAAACTTGCTAGGTTTGAACAATCAACGGTACAAGTATATAAAGATTTTACTGTTAGAGGTACTAAAAACTCAACTGTACCAACAGAACATTATGGACAACGACTATTGAACGCTTATGAAACTCCAGAATATTATTTCGCTGATTATGGGGAAGCCGTTACAGGTGACGATGGTAAAGTTCGTGTTGATATTGACCCCATGTTTGCTGAAACAGTAAATCTAAGTCGGTATATGACACATGTGACACCTACAGAACTAGTTTTGTGTGCTGTTACTCATGAAGATATTGACCATTTCATCATTGAAACTAGTAAGCCAAACGTATTAGTTAGATGGAATTTAGTGGCACACCGTCTAGGGTATGAAGATATTAGATTAAAAGAGGATACAGCATATGATAGCACAGTGCTTGACCAAAAACGTTTTTAAAACGAAGACAAGGAGGTATATAAATGGCTAGCAGTTTATATAATTTGGCTTTAGATTTCAGCAAAGAATTAAACTACACCAAAGCTATTATGGCTCGTCAAGGTGATAAAGGGATTACGGTGACGGTTAAACCGTTTCTAAATGGCTTGCAGATGGATACGAGTGGCGGAACATTTACTTTAAAAGGAACAACACCATCTAACCGTTACGTAGATAATGTTGCAACTAGTGTAACTAGTGAAGAAGTCACGTTTTCTCTTGATGGCACATTTATGAGTGAAGCAGGATATTATAAACACTGCTACGTAGAATATAGAAAAGACAATCAAATTTTAACAACGCAAGATATCATTTTTTTCTCACTAGGAGTGTCTGACATTTCGCAAGGCCAAGCCGATGAATATGTTTCGCAATTAGAAGAGTTGATTCGAAAGTACAACGAAACTTTTGATGCTTTTATGGCTGAAATCAAAGGTAGAGTGGATAGCTTAAATCAACAGATTACTGATTTAACTGGTCAAGCTAAAACGCTACAAGACAAGTTAGATGCTCTGAAAGAAGAAATTTCTAAGTTAGGTAACTTACAAGTGATGTACAGTAACAGCATCGACTTCGGGGACTATGATTATAGTGGAAATCCTAATTTGTTAAGTAAGCTATCATACGACTTAATTGAAAATCAAAATACTTCAGCTGGAACACTTTCTAAAGGTGAAAACTCGTTTAAATATAATAAGATATCAGCTGAAGTGGAAGGTGGAGTAGAGCTATATTATAAACGAAGAGGTATAGCTAACTGGCTACCATCTAATAAAACGCTTGTAATGACTGTTAAGCTTAGAGCTGGAGCGGACTATAGTCCAGTTGACGGAAAACTTATACTGATTAGATATAGGTATGTTGACAGTGGAACTGGCAAGATTGTTTTAGACTTACCTATTAACAGTAATTCGATAACTCAGGAATGGAAAGAGTTTAGTATTACTGGAACTACTCCAACATTTAGCCCACAAGCATACCATCCTTGGATACAATTTAGGGCTCAAGATGGGATACTTGGGGAAATAGAAATGAGCTATGACATCAAAATCGAAGAAGGCTCAACAGCTACACCATTCCAACCTAACTTATTAGCAGAACCTTACAACATGTGTCGCGAATATCCTAACGAAAATATTGCCGATCATACAGTTAAGTTCCCAATCGAATCTGGCGACCACCAAATATATCAAGGTTACACAGAAGAAGAGCTTATGATAGGTCAAACGTATACTATCACGCTTAAAGGAACAAAACCCGCAAGTCAAACCTTTGTAGCGTATAATCATTGGACTGCTCGTTTAGGAGAACTAAAGCCAGTTGATGGGTTGACAGACGTATGGTCTCTAACATTCACACCAACGAATGTTGTGGCGAGTTCACCTAAACTTTTTCGTGTTTATCAGTATCCACAATCAACAGTAGGCGCATGCCGGATCGACTGGCTCAAGATTGAAAAAGGCGACACACGAACCCCGAATATTAGTGAGTATAAATATCGTGGTACTGGTATGCGTGATTCAAACAATCCAAAAGATTATGTTTGGGATCTAGCACCAGAATATGTCGAAGATAACTTGGCCACAGATATTAAAATTTCTGAAATTACTGGTAAAGCAAACAATTATACCGATGGGAAAGTATCGGAGATTAATTCGCAGTTGACTGCTTCAATTAATGAAGTAGACACCACAGCTAAGGATGCTCAAACAAAAGCGAATGCTAATGCGACTGCTATAGATGAATTAGACAATAAGATCGATGAACGCATTAATGATACAGCTACTACCACATTAACAGTTACAAACGGGAATACCGGATCAGCAAAGCTTTATCGTGAAGGAAAAACAGTTTCTATATATTTTGTGGCTTTAAACGGAAAAAGCAGTGGTGGAAATGATTCAACGATACTAACAATTCCAGAAGGCTATCGGCCACCAATTAGTTTTGAGCAACTGGTTGGCTCGATAGACCGTTCTACTTTGAACAGTGCTCAGTTATCTATTGGTGCAGATGGAGCCATTAAATGGCGAAGAAACTCAAGTTATGGATCGGATTATACCTTTGCAATTACTTACACGATTTAGAAAAGCGTGAATCGATATGAAGGCAGCATATAGACCAATTGAACCTTACGGATTCGAGCAAATCATTGTGAATGATGAAGAACATTTACCGGAAGAATGCACAGAAGTCGAACCACCGATTCCAAATTGGAAACCGAAATTCAATTACTGGGAGGGAAATAAATGAAAAACATTTGGAAATATGGACGTACTGGCGGAGAGTACGCAGGAAAAGTATTGGACGACATGCTTGTATCCGTTCCTTACACAGATCAGCCACCGCTTGAAGGAATTCGTGCTGATGGCGAACCGTTAACAATCGCTGATCAAATGTTTGATCCTAAATTGAATCAATGGATTATTTTAGCGAACGCACTAGATCACAACGATTTAAACAATCTCAAAGCAATGTATGAGTCGTTAGAAAATGAGAACGGCGATTTAAAACAGATCAATGCCAAACTCATGCTAAGCGATGTAGCAATTAAACAGGAAAATACTGCATTGAAAGAAAAAGCGGATAGTTTAGCACAAATCAATTCAAAAATGATGCTTGCTTCGTTACAAAATAGCAAAGACATTTCAGAAATTAAAGAGCAACTAAATCCAGCTTCAAAGGGAGGTGAGTAGTATGTTTAGTTTTAGCGATGTGAAAATGATGTATGATTGGGGCTGTTTCACTAACGAACAAGTAATGGTTTTCGTTCCGTTGTGCATTACTGAAGAAAAAGCAGATAAAATCATTAGCAAAGAAGAGAGCGCATCTTAATTGATGTGCTTTTTATTTTGATTCAAGGAGTTGTCACATGATTAATTTAGGGGAATGGGGAGCGATAGCAGGATCAATAACCGCTATCGTTTCTTTGATTTTATTAGTAATAAAACCAATTACTGCATCTTTCTCGAAGATTACTGAGACTCTTTCAAAAGTAAGTCACAATTTAGATTTGCTGACTAAAGATTTAGAATCGAGCAAATCAGATCGATTGATGATTCATGAAGAACTAAAGAAACACGATGAAAGATTAGATACACATGCAGAAAAATTGGTAGAACACACGCAACAAATTAAAACTTTATTTAGGGAGAGAAGAAAATGAATAATAAAACGTTCGAAGTACTAAAATGGTTCGCACTGGTAATTATTCCCGCACTAGCTACTTTCGTGGGGTTAGTTGGTAAAGCGCTCAATTGGCAGTACACAGATATCTGTGTTGTCATCATTACTGGTTTTGGCGCGTTTTTAGGGAGTGTGTTGGGTGTATCAAATCGAACCTACAAAATGTTCTCGGCTGAAAGCGAAGAAGGAGGAAACAAATGAAAAAGAAAATTACTATTACTGCGATGAGCCTGTTAACGGCTCTTTTTTTATTGCCAATTAACGGATTTGCCTATACTATCAACAATGAATTTAATTTGGGCGCAAATGAAGGTAGCTCACAAGTAGCAAATAATCAGTATATTTTACTGCATGAAACGGCTAATGAAACAGCAACAGGACGCAATGAAGCGCAGTATATGCAACGTTCATGGACTAGCGCTTATACTGCTTATATTGTGGGAGACGGCGGAATTGTTTATCAAGTCGGTCAACCTGGTTATGTACAGTACGGTGCTGGTTCGTATGCTAATGCCAACAGTCCTGTGCAGATTGAGTTACAACACACACATGATAAAGCAACGTTTGAGAAAAACTACAAGGCATACGTTGAATTGGCTAGAGATTCAGCAATGAAATATGGTATTCCATTAACGTTGGACACTCCTTATAACCAACCGGGAATCAAATCGCATTTATGGGTAACACAAAACATCTGGGGCGATCATACAGATCCTTACGGTTATCTTTCTGAAATGGGCGTAAGTAAAGAAAAATTAGCATATGATTTAGCTCATGGATTTACCGATGAAAATCCAACAACTTCTGAAAACAAGCCTGTCATTGATCCAACACGAGCTGGTGCAGCTAATCCTACACTGACAGATGGAACGAATTACGCCCACATTGATCAGTTTGGAGAAATCGAAAATGCAAATTTGCATGTAGCTGGATGGCACATTGCTAACTATAAATACGAGTATATCTTCATTATGGATTACAATACTGGGAAAGAATTAGCTCGAGTAAGAGCTGATGGAATTTATAGATCAGATGTAAATCAAGCTTATAATACTTCTGGAAATGTTGGCTATCATGTATCTTTTAACATGCGTAACTTCCCTAATAAGAAAGTCTATGTCATGATGCGGGCAACGAATGATCCAGAGGGAAACACTAAAGGCGGTGCGCAAGATTTCCATGACAAACGTTGGTATTTAAATATTCCTAAACGATAAAAATAGCTCCTCGTTGAGGAGCAGTACATAACTATATTGACAACTATAAAAATCATTCGATAAAATAGTGATGTTATCGCATATCTTCACTATCACCCATAATAGTCACACTCCAAGCTATGCGATAACAGGTTTGTTGCCACACATTCTACTGGTTGATTGTTTATGGCTTTATGTGGCAACAACCAGTACCCTTAGCTCAGTTGGTCAGAGCAGACGGCTCATAACCGTCCGGTCGTAGGTTCGAGTCCTACAGGGTACATTAACGTAGCCATTTGAATCGTTCTGTGTTAGAATTTTTTGAAGAGTATTATACAAGCTAAAGCTTTTCTTCATTGCCACTCAAATGAGTGGCTTTTTTATGTATCCTTTTATGGATTAATGAAAGGATGTTTCACATAGTTATATTTCTGTATATTTGAAAAGTTTTACTTTGATTTTTAAATAGAAAGACATTTGGGTTAAATTGTGAGATGATAATAAAGAAGAGTTTAAAGCGCACCCCAAGCCACTTCCCCATAAGTGTGTTACGCTTTAAACTCTTTTATATTTGAAGCTATTAAAAGGCATACCATATTTTTGAAAAAAAGTGAGAAAAAAGGCTTACAATTGGAGTGGTAGTTAATTAGTGACTTATTTTTGATTTTATAGCACTGATACTATAAAATATAGATATCATCATATTACACAATCTTAATACTAACTTAAAAAATATCTCCTTTCACAAGTATGGTGATAAAATTCGTTCCGGGCTACCTTTTTAGGTAGCCTACTTTAATCTTTGTATCTTTCTGGATCAACGAAAGTATACTTTATATAGTCATAACGCCGATGATCGCTACGTGCGTCCGGCACGTCAGTCACGATATCAAACAAAAAGTATACATCCTTCTTCATTCTAGTTTTCGCAGCAGGAATTTTGAAATAGTTCTTATTAGAATAGTAGAGATTGATTAATAAGCTATCTTCGATTGCTAAAAAGAAAACTTCTGAATTCCATACTTTATAAAAATCTTTGATAAATCTATTCGAAGGGTCAAATTTAAACCATAATTGTGTCTCATTGATTACGTCCATATAATTGTGTAAAAGTGAAGCATCAAAAAAGCCATTGATCTCAGTTAGGAGTACAATGTTTTTTGCAGAAAACATACTCGAATAGGACTGATATCAATGACTCAAGTACATTTTACTTTTGAAAGCGAAGAAATTCAAGCAATTATAAACGAAAGCGGTGCGAATGATACCGCAAAAACACTTATGACTATCATGTTTAATCAGCTGATGGAAGAACAACGAAATCAATATATTCAGGCAAATGCCTATGAACGTTCAGAAGAACGGCAATCACAAAGAAATGGTTACTACGATCGTTCGTTTACAACTCGAATTGGTACGTTAGAACTTCATGTTCCACGAACCAGAGACGGTAAGTTTAGTCCTACTATCTTTGAAAGATATCAGCGAAGCGAAAAAGCTTTGATCGCTGCCATGATTGAAATGGTCATTTCTGGTGTCTCCACTCGCAAAGTAACTAAAACAGTTGAACTGCTAACGGATGGTGCGACTGTTTCTAAATCATTCGTTTCAAATCTGATGAAACAGTTGGATCCATTTGTTTTTGAGTGGAGAAACCGGAGCCTAGAAGGCTCGGAATATCCATTTTTCATGTGTGATGCCCTGTATATGAAAGTAAGGGAAAATCATCGTATTGTCTCAAAAGGTGTATATATTGGTATCGGCATTGATTCTGATGGACGACGTACGATTCTTGGTTTTGATGTTCAAGACGGCGAATCGGAAGATAATTGGGATACCGTTTTTCAATCGTTCGTTCAACGAGGTTTGTTCGGTGTAAAACTGGTCATTTCTGATGCACACAAAGGGTTAGTTAAGGCTGTTCGCAAGAACTTTTTAGGTGCGAGCTGGCAAAGATGCCAAGCCCACTTTTTGAGAAATATTTTTGATAAGCTGCCAAAGAAAGTTTCTTCTGATGTAAAAGACGAGTTGAAGAGTATCTTTAAAGCCTCTGAACTTGAATTGACACGTGAAAGAAAAGAGCACTTCTTGGAAAAATATGGTTGTGATTCAAAATTAAGTGCTGCTTGCGACATTTTAGAAAACGGCTTTGAAGATGCTATTCAAATTTTGTCTTTTCCTGAAAATATCCGCCGAAGGATTCGTACAACCAATGTGTTGGAACGGTTGAACGAAGAGATTCGCCGGAGAGAACGAGTGATTCGGATTTTTCCAAATATCAATTCCATCACTCGGATAATTGGAACACTTTTGATGGAAAAAGACACTGAGTGGCTGGCTTCTCCACGAAAATATTTAGAATTTAATTCGAATAACATTTAGCACCATGAACCTGTGCGAGTCTCTTCTTTCTGAGGAGAGACATCAAGAGTCGCTGCGCTACTGCTCCTGACCTCTCTCCTCAGAAAGAAAGGCATGGCAGTTAGGTTCACAACGCAAAACATTGTGCTTTTGATGAGGTTGAACTTTTACACAAGATTGTGGACTTGACTGTCTCATTAAAAAGCATAACCATTACTCCGATCTGTTTTTAAAATTAGTTTCTACCTCTAATATATATCGAGTTTTTATTTTGCCTTCAGAGAATACTGTTTCTTTTTTTGCAGTTACAGGTTGTTTATTTTCGGAAAAAGCTAATATAGCTAAGATTGAAACATCCATCTGGAATTTATCTTTTTTACTGCTTTGATCATAAAAGTCTGCATATTCATCACTGATATTTTTTCTAATAAATTCTTCCATCATAAAAATCACCTCAAAACGATTATACGAACTTACGTTCTTGTTGTAAAGCGATATTTGAGGGGCAAAAAAGGGGCATAATTTGACTGATATTAAGTTAGCTATTGATATATGAATGACATACAAAAATATAAAATCTTTTAAAAATGCTTATATATCAATGTTTTTGCCATTCTTTTATATATCTGTTATATGTCAAAAAAATGTGTTCAATTTCAATTTGTATTTGAATAAAGAGGTTGTGAAAAAGCTGTCCTGCATCAAGTAATAAGAACAGCCAATCAAAAACAGCTTCTCATGTTTTTGATTTGGTTGGACTTATTACCGCAGATATAAGCTTTTGAGCACCGTGAATAAAGAGGTTATGAAATCAACGCTCTAACCTGAGTATTAGAGAAAAAAACGCAAAACATATCATTTATGTTTTGCGTTTTTTATTTATCTTTTTTTCTCAATACAATATAAAATAGGCGGCTGGTTCTTTTGGTTGATAAACCGATAATTCAGCACATTATATGTTTCCTGTGGCAGTTTGGAACAAAAAGAATCAACCATATCCAGTTCTTTTTCTCCACCTTCATGACCATAGTAGACGACAAGGATCAATCGTCCGCGAGGCACAAGTCGTTTCAATATTTCTTCCATAGCTGTGCGTGTAGTCTCTGGCATAGTGATGATTGCTTTATCACTTTTTGGGAGATACCCTAGATTGAAAATCCCTGCTTTGAGATTTTGTTGTTCAGCTATCACTTCTCCTAACGTTTCGTGGCCTTGTAGAAACAATGAGACACGTTCTTCTAACTGACGCTGTTCTAGCCTTTCACGAGTAGCATCGATTGCTTGTTGCTGGATATCAAAACTATAGACATGACCAGTTTTTCCGATGTGTTCTGCTAGAAAAACCGTATCGTGGCCATTGCCCATCGTTGCATCTACGACGTGATCCCCTGGTTGCAAGATTTCTTGCAGTAATGTATGGCTGAAATGCAAAGCAGTTTGCAACATCAGACGCTCACCTTTTTCCGTACATCATATTTTCCTTGGAAGCTATCTCTGCGAAGAAGTTCTTCATCAATTGCATTCAAGACTTCCCATTTTTTCAAGCTCCACATTGGTCCAATCAAGGAATCCCACGGCGCATCCCCTGTCAAACGATGGATGATGATCTCTTTTGGTATCATTTCCAGCTGGTCGCAAATGACATTGACATAGTCAGGACGGCTCATTAATTGAAGGCGACCTTCATGATAGTCCCGCAACATTCTCGTTTTGCGCATCAGATGCATCAAATGGAGCTTGATTCCTTGGATATCTGAATCTAAAATGGTGCGTCTGACATTTTCTTTCATCATTTCTAAACTTTCGCCTGGTAATCCGTTGATCAAATGCGTACAAACACGGATATTATGTTTGCGTAATTTAGCCACGCCATCTAAATAAGTTTGATAATCATGTGCTCGGTTGATCAGTTTTGAAGTTTCTTCAAAAGTTGTTTGCAATCCAAGTTCTACCCATAAATACATCCGCTCGTTCAGTTCAGCAAGGTAATCAACTACTTCATCTGGCAGACAATCCGGTCGTGTACCGACTGATAATCCTACGACACCTGGTAAATTGACTACTTGCTCAAATCGTTCTTTGATTATTTCAACTGGCGCATGGGTGTTTGTAAAATTTTGGAAATAAACGATGTATTGTTGGACATGAGGCCATTTTTGATGCATCATGTCGATTTCTTTCTGGAATTGGATTGGAAGAGGGTCTTCAGGTGCAACGATCATGTCTCCCGAACCAGATACACTGCAAAAAGTACAACCGCCATGGGCAACAGTCCCATCTCGATTCGGACAGTCAAATCCTCCATCGATCGGCACCTTGAAAATTTTCCCGCCAAACTCATTTCGTAAAGCGTAATTCCAAGAATGATATCTTTTATTTCCTTCTGAATAAGGAAAAGTCATTAAAAGTCCTTCTTTCTGTAAGAGTTATCTATTTGTTTTCTTTTTTCTCTATACACTGGATAAGTCAGGCACAGCCAAGAAAGACTGAGTAAGTAGCCGCCGATGATATCAGTAGGAAAATGAACGCCCAGATAAATGCGGCTTATCCCGACACTTACTATAATAAACATCATCAGCAATTGAAGCAATGTGCGTAAGGTTCTTTTTTGAACAAAAGCTGGAAGCAGAAATAGTAAAGAACCGTAAAGAATCATACTGCCTGCTGCATGTCCACTAGGGAAACTGTAACTTGTTTCAACTACTAAGTGCGCCAATGAAGGACGCTCTCGCATGAAAAATAGTTTGATCACCGGGTTGATGATTCCAGCAATTACAATAAATCCAGAAACGAACCAAAATGTTTCTGCCCTTTTTTTCTTATACCACATCCATAAAGCCGCACAAGCAAATAAAATGATGACGGTAAGAGGATTACCGAATTTAGTCATAAAGAGTTGGTAGCTGTTCAGATCAGGATAAGAAGCTCTGACAATGCCTGTAAACCACTGATCGAAACCAGAAAGCCACGACAGATGGAACTTTACGATCCAGCCCAAAATGAAAAACAGGACAAGAAAGAAGCTACCAGCCACCTGAAATGATGTTTTATATTTCATACAATTCCTCCTTTGAAGCAATGACTTATTATAGCATTTTTGGTCCAGCGAAAAAAACGGTAAAGAGATAAAACCAATGTATGATTCCTCTTTGAATAACCAATATTCTTATAAAAAAAATAACTGTAATCGGAAAGACATTTTTTGGT